ACATTACGTAAACAAATTGATGAACACAACTACGACAAAGTCTTGGTATTTTGGGACGGTGACGACAACGCATCCGTGCGTCGTAAACTATATCCTAATTACAAATTAAACAGACGACAAGATATGAACGAGTACAAACTCGAATCGTATCACACACAAAAAGCACGAGTAAAAGAATACATTGAAGAATGTTTTATTCGTCAAATAAGAGTAGATATGAACGAGTCTGATGACTTGATAGCCCACTACTGTAAAATAGCACCAGAAGAGAAGAAAACCATCTTATCAGCCGATAAAGACTTACTTCAGTTGGTGAACGAGAATACAACCATTTACTCACCAATCGCCAAAGTGTTTTACACTCACGGTAAGAAAGTAAAAATTGGTACATATGAGATGCCAGCTTGTAACATTTTACCATATAAAATTGTTACGGGAGATAAGTCCGATAATATAAATGGGATATATTATTTCGGAGAAAAAACATTAATCAAATATTTTCCCGAGTTCCTTGACAAACCTGTTAATATTAATGATATTTTAACAAAGGCAAGAGAATTGCTGAAAGAAGACGAAAAGAACACGGCACTCAAAAACTTAATAAGTGGAAAAACAAAAGACGGAATTTACGGAGAAGAATTTTTTCAAATCAATGAAAAAATCGTGGACTTACAGAACCCACTCATTTCTGATGATGGTAAAGGAATTGTTGAACAATATTATGCCGACACTTTAGACCCTGAAGGTAGGGGTTACAAAAATCTAATTCGTATGATGACAGAAGATGGATTCTTCAAATATCTCGGTAAGAGTGATGATGAATTTATAAAATTTATACGACCTTTGATGAAATTGACAAGAAAAGAAAAAAGACAACACAAACAACAAATAGAAAAATAAAAAAATTATGAAAGAAACAGATGTAATTAAAATGGAGTTCTTGATTACCTTGAACAACAACATCGTAATCCAACGTTACTTTAACGTAAGAGATTACAACCCACAAGCTCGCAGTTCTATGGAATTGTATCAGTATCTCAAAAACTTTGTTGAAGGTTTTGAATACGGACAAAAAATGCGTTCGGTTGTATACCTTTTAGAGAACAAAGATGAAATTTTGGACAACCCAAGTATCTTGCAAACGTCAAATACTGATGGTTCAGAAACATTTAACTTTTTAATAAAGGTAGGAGAACAGACAATTTGTCATAGAATTTTGGACGCTAAATTGTTCCCACCTAAAATAAGATACACCGTAGATATACGCCAGCAAGTAAAAAGTGTATTAAAGGACTTAACTGACATTTTTTCAGACGAAAATTTTGTTACAAGTTATATGAACTATAGCTTAATCTAATAGTATTTATCAAAACTAATAAGGAAAATTTAATTATGTCAAACAAGAATTTTGAGTATCTAGGTAACACGTTTCAACTACAATTATTAAATCAGATTATCTTAGATAAGGACTTCTCACATTCTATCATTGATGTAATTGAACCTTCACACTTTGAAAACAAGTATTTCAAAACGCTTCTCCAATTGGTGAAGGAGTACTATGTAAAATATGATTGTACTCCGTCATACGAAACACTTTCACAAATGGTGAAAAGTGAGTTCCCACAAGAGTTGATGTTAAAAATTCTAAACGACACTATCAAACAGATACAAACCGCATCTACCGAAGGTGCGTCTTTTGTACAAGAGAAATCATTGAAGTTTTGTAAACAACAAGAACTTCAAAAGGCTATCACCAAATCACAGAAAATACTTGATAGTGGAGAATTTGAAAACTATGACAAACTTGAGGAGTTGGTAAGAAGTGCACTCCAAGTAGGAGAAAATGGAAATAAAATTGAAGATGTTTTCCAAAACTTGGAAGATGTTTTGAATGAAGATTTCCGTCACCCAATCCCAATGGGAATTACGGGTATTGACAAGTTATTAAAAGGTGGTTTGGCAAAAGGTGAATTGGGTGTAATCTTAGCACCAACAGGTGTAGGAAAAACCACAGTCCTTTCAAAAATTGCTAACTCAGCATTTAATAACGGTTACAATGTTCTTCAGTTATTCTTTGAGGACAATCCAAAAGTAATCCAACGTAAACACTTCACAATGTGGACAGGTATACCACCTGATGAACTCCCATTACACCGTGAAGAAGTTCTTGAAAAAGCACGTCAGGTCAAAGAAGAAATGACCAACAAATTGTTCTTGAAAAAACTACCTTCAGACCAATTTACAATGACTCAAATCAAGAACATGATTAGAAAGATGGTTGCTGATGGACATAAGATTGATATGATTGTTTTAGATTATATTGATTGTATTGTACCTGACAAAAATATGGGGGACGAGTGGAAAAGTGAGGGTTCCGTTATGAGAGGTTACGAAGCTATGTGTCATGAACTTGGCGTAGTGGGATGGACCGCAACACAGGGTAACAGAAGCTCTATATCTTCTGAGGTTGTTACCACCGACCAAATGGGTGGTTCTATTAAAAAGGCACAAGTTGGACACGTTATCATTTCCGTGGCTAAAACTTTACAACAAAAAGAAATGAATTTGGCAACCATCGCAATTACCAAGTCTCGTGTGGGTAAAGATGGTGTTATATTTGAAAACTGTAAGTTCAATAACGAATTGTTAGAGATTGATACTGAAAGTTCTGTTACCTTCTTAGGATTTGAAGAAAAGAAAGAAGAAAAGAACAGAGATAGAATCAAAGAACTTATGGAAAAAAGAAAAGAGCGAGTACAACAACCAAATAACTTTAATTAATAAAAAAAAACTGTATTTTAAATAAAATGGACGCATCACAAAAGATATTGTCAGACCTAACAGTCTACATGAAGTACGCAAAATTCATCCCTGAGTTGGAAAGAAGAGAAACTTGGGAAGAACTTGTAACAAGAAACATGAATATGCATATTAAGAAATACCCCCACATTGCAAGTGAGATTGTGGACGTATATCAATATGTGTATGATAAAAAAGTATTACCCTCAATGAGGTCAATGCAATTTGGTGGTAAACCAATTGAGATTTCTCCAAACAGAATCTACAACTGTGCTTACCTTCCTATTGACCATTTGGACGCATTTTCAGAAACAATGTTTTTATTGTTGGGAGGAACTGGTGTTGGATACTCAGTTCAAAAACACCACGTAGAAAAACTTCCTGAAATTAGAAAACCAAAACCAAACAGAACAAGAAGATTCTTAGTTGGTGATTCAATTGAAGGTTGGGCAGATGCAATCAAAGTATTGATGAAATCTTACTTTGGTGAGAACTTGTCAACACCAGATTTTGATTTTTCAGATGTTAGACCAAAAGGAGCACAACTTGTGACTTCAGGTGGTAAAGCACCGGGTCCTCAACCTTTGAAAGACTGTATTCACAAATTAAAAGGTATGTTGGATGCGAAAGAAGATGGTGAAAGATTGTCATCAATTGAGGTTCACGATATGATTTGTCACATCGCAGATGCAGTTCTTGCAGGTGGTATTCGTAGAGCGGCTTTGATTTCATTGTTCTCAGCTGATGACCACGAGATGATTGCTTGTAAGTCAGGTGCTTGGTGGGAAACAAACCCACAAAGAGGAAGAGCAAACAATTCAGCTGCGTTGGTTAGACACAAAATTACAAAAGAATTCTTTATGGATTTGTGGAAACGTGTTGAAGCATCAGGGGCGGGTGAACCTGGTATCTACTTTACAAACGACAAAGATTGGGGAACTAATCCATGTTGTGAAATCGCTTTGAGACCAAACCAATTCTGTAACTTGTGTGAGGTAAATGTTTCTGACATTGAATCACAAGAAGATTTGAACAACCGTGTTAAAGCGGCGGCTTTCATCGGAACACTTCAAGCGGGTTATACTGATTTCCATTACTTGAGAGACATTTGGAAACGTACAACTGAAAAAGAAGCATTGATTGGTGTATCTATGACAGGTATCGGTTCAGGTGTTGTATTGGGTTATAACATGAAAGAAGCTGCTAAACTTGTAAAAGAAGAAAACGCAAGAGTTGCTGAGATGATTGGTGTTAACAAGTCGGCTCGTACAACTACTGTAAAACCTGCAGGGACAACATCTCTGACATTGGGAACATCTTCAGGTATCCACGCATGGCACAACGACTTTTATGTTCGTAGAGTCCGTGTTGGTAAGAATGAAGCAATCTACCAATACTTGGCAATGTATCACCCTGAGTTGGTTGAAGATGAATTCTTCCGTCCACACGACACAGCGGTTATTTCTGTTCCACAAAAAGCACCTGTGGGAGCAATCTTAAGAACAGAATCACCATTCCAATTGTTGGACCGTGTTAAGAAAATCACACAAGAGTGGGTTAGACCAGGTCACAGAACAGGTTCTAATACTCACAACGTATCAGCAACAATCAGTTTGAAATCTGAAGATTGGGAATTGGCTGGTGAGTGGATGTGGGAAAACAGAGACTTTTACAATGGTCTATCAGTATTACCTTATGATGGTGGAAGTTATATTCAAGCACCATTTGAAGATTGTACTGAAGAAGAGTACGAAAGATTATTCTCTAAACTACAGTCAATTGACTTATCAAAGGTTGTTGAATTACAAGACAACACAGATTTGAGTGGTGAGTTGGCATGTGCTGGTGGAGCTTGTGAAATTAAATAAGAAAGATATAAAAACATCTACGGAGGGGGAAAGTGAACAACTTTCCCCTTCTTCTTTTTATATTGAAAATGGAAAATATGTCTTCACAAAAGAATTTCATTTAAGTCGTGGTTACTGTTGTGGAAATGGTTGTCGTCATTGTCCGTATTTTCCTGCTCACAAAAAAGGGAATACAACTATATTTATAGACAATGGCTAATGGTGTAACTTATGGTATTAATTTTCCTTTTAATGATTCATTAAAGGGGGATTACCTTTCTTTGTCTCAAAATCCTGACCAAGAAATTAGAAGTAACTTAATTCATTTGATTTTAACCCGAAAAGGTAGTAGATATTATTTACCTGATTTCGGTACTAAAATTTATGAATTTATTTTTGAACCATTAGATGGTGAAACGTTTGAAAATATAAAATCTGACATTGAAGAACAAGTTGCAAAATATAT